GGTAGGTTCTTTGACAACTTAAAACAGGTTGACGATAGTAAAAAAATCAAATAAAGTGTGATACTTCAGGATTAGTACGCCTGCCCTATAAATTAAATTTAGACAAAATTATGGCAATAACAAATAATAGACAAGCAAAAGACTTTGTAGCAGGAGCACCAGACATTATTCTTAAAGGCGATTTTAGACCTAAAAAAGAAAGAACAATGATGGCAGGCCCTGATTATGTTATTAAAAGAATGGAAGATTTATTAGACCTAGGTTACGATTATGATACTGCGGGTAGATTAGCCATGGATGAAGATCTTTATCAAGAAGCTATGGATAAAGGTCCAATTGATGATTATGCTGAAGGTGGTAGAGTAAAATATGGTTTAGGTAGTCTTGTTAAGTCAGTTAAGAAAGCTGTTAAAAAAGTCGCTAAGTCTCCAATAGGTAAAGCTGCACTATTATATACAGGGGTTGGTGCCCTTGGTAATTTGGCAGGTGGATCGGGATTAGCAGGAATGTTTTCGGGTTTTACAAACCCTGCAACATTTCTAGGAGGAGCTTCAAATATATTTAAAAAAGGTGCACTTACTAATATTTTAAATTTAAGTGGCGCTGAAAAAGGTGCTGGCGCTGTCATGGATGCTTTAAAAATAGGTGGAGCTGGTGGAGTTATAACAGGTTTATTATCTGGTTTAGAGAGAGAAGAGGGAGAAAGTGATCAAGATTTTATGGATAGAACTCAAGCTGTTAAAGATCAATTAAAAGTTCAATTTAAAAGATTAAATCCACAAGGAGCAAATGAGTCTAATTCTGATTATGATATTAGAATAGACGCTATGGTTGCTAATGCTTCAGAGGGACAAGGATCTTTTGCAATAGGTGGTAGAGTGGGTTATGCTAAAGGAGATACAGCTAGTGATAATGCCATGCAAGCAGCAGGCATCGAGGGACTACCGATTAGACAAAATCCAAAAGGTGTTAAAGAATTAGATCTTAGAGAAACTGGTGGATTTATACCTCCGGTTGGTGTAAAAGAAAAAGCTGATGATATCCCAGCGATGTTGTCAAACAACGAATTCGTGTTCACCGCTGATGCAGTTAGAGCTGCAGGTGGTGGTAGTGTTAATAAAGGTGCTCAGAGAATGTATGATCTCATGAAGAACCTAGAGAGCAAGGTAGTATAATGGCAGAAATTTCACAAGTACAAAATTTACCAGCGCCGTTTATCGAAGCGGCAGGGCAAACGTATTTACAAGAATTACAAAGTGCTATTGGAGATTTAAAAGGTCAAGACTTAAGCACTATTCTTGGACCACAATTTGTAGCTAAACCTGGTGCACTAACTCAACAAGCACAATCACTAGCAGGTGGTCTTGGATCTTTTGCACCATTTTTACAAACGGCAGCAGCCACTACAGGTCCACAAGCTTATCAACAATTTTTATCTCCCTTTCAACAGGACGTAATTAAAACAACATTAGATGAATTTGATGTGCAAGCTGCAAAAGGTTTACCATCGTTAAGAGCACAAGCTATTGGTGCAGGTGCCTTTGGTGGTGGTAGAGAAGGTGTTCAATTAGCTGAGTATCAATCAGCAAGCGACAGGAACCGAGCAGCATTACAAGCGCAGTTGTTACAATCAGGTTTTGGTCAGGCACAAGCAGCTGCACAACAACAATTTTTAAATCAATTAAATTTAGCTCAACAAGCACCAGCTTTAGCAGGTCAACAGATCTCAGCGTTAAGTGCATTAGGTACACAACAACAAGCTCAACAGCAAGCTGAGTTATCTGCTCAACAACAATTATTACAACAACAAATGAATCGACCATTAAATTTAGCTCAGCAATTAGGTCAAGGTGTTATGGGATTAATATCTGGATACCCAGCACAATTCCAAACTCAAACAACGCCTTCACCTTCACCATTACAAACAGCTTTAGGAGCTGGAGCTACATTAGCAGGGGTATACAGAGCGTTTAGTTAATATGAGTAGAATATTTAAAAGACCTATGTTTAGAAAAGGTGGTACCACTGGTGGTGGTATCATGGATAATATTGTTGAAAGAGGACAATATGCTGAAAGTAATGCTTCAGAGTTTAAAAATTTATCTATTACAGATAAAATAAATTTGGTAGAAAGTCTTGGAAAATCAGACTCAGGTCTTGGAGATCCATTAACACAATTTTTATTACAAGTTGGACCGCGTGTAGCAACTCAAACAGGTAGAGGTGGATTAATTCCAAATTTATTAGAAGCTTCAAAAGAACCTATATCAGATTTAATTAAAGCTCAAAGAGATAGAAAAAGAACAAGACAAGCGATTGGTTTAGAGTTTATTAAAGATTTATCTGACTCAGATAAAATAGCTTTGCAAGAACAAATAGAATACTTGATGTCACCTGAAGGTGGTGGATTTACTAGAGATGAAGCCTTTGATAGATTAAAACCTGCATTTAGAAAATCTAAAAGTCCTGTAGATATAGAAAGAGACGAGAGAGCTCTTAAGTTAAAAGATATTATAGATGTTACGTCAACTAGAACTGGACCTACTTTAACAACTAATCAAGCTGAACTTATTTATAATGATGAGTTAAGATTATCTAAAGCAAATCCACAGGCTTACAACACATTTTTAAGAACTTCATCTGCAGATAAATACGTATATAAAAATGATGAATATGAAGGTAATATTGATGATGAGAGTGGAGCTATTCTTAAAGACAATGCAATATTAGGTTCTCTTCCTGAGAACACATACGTTTATGATATTACAACAGGTAATTTTATTTATAGACAAGGTAAAAGAGTATTTAAGTTAGACA